GCGGCGCGGCAGATGGCGCGGGAAGCGCACGCGGCGGGGGCGGCAGCATCAAAGGCGCTTCAGCCGCAGCAGCAGGGGCCGCAGCAGGCGCGCCACGCACGCCTCTAGGGGCCGCAAGGCGCGGTGCAGTGGTAAGCTGACCCGGAGACCCGGCAAACGCTTCTGGCAAGGCCGCCCAATCGCGTGCAAAGCGTTGCGCCGTCTCTGGCGACATCAGCCCGGTCGAAGCCATCACATCGGCAATCGCGCCGCCTGCATAATTCCAAGCGCCAGAGCCAGCGCCGCCGGCAGCGATGGCAGCGTCTCCAAGATATTCACCGACCGCGCGCACGGGCGCAGGGAATGAAACCTCTGCGCCGCCGGGGCGCACAATCGGCATGGTTTCGGGGATCTGGGCCACGCCCTCGCCGCCGACAAGGCCGCCAGCCGCGCGTCCTGCGGTGGCAAATTCTTCACGGCTGAATTGCTCACGCAACGGGGCCGCAGGCGCGCCGCCCTGTGTCGCCTTGATCGCATCCTCGACCGTCATGCCCTGCATGATGCCCTGCACGATCCGCTGATCGTTGGTCGAATAGCCGGGGCTGACGAAGCTGTAGCGCGGCACCTGCTGGCCCGTTACGACATCGACAGCCTCGGTGCCTTCAAACGGCATCTGCACAACACGGCCACCGCCTTCGATCTGCATGACGACCTTTTCGCCAGCAGGAGTGGCGGCAGTGGCGGGCGCGGCAGGCTCGGCTGGTGCAGGCGCCGTGGTGGCAGGTGCAGTGGCAGCAGGCGCGGTAGCGCCTTTGCGTGCCTGCGTTTCCCGCTTCGCCACTTTGTTGATAACGTCCTGCGACGTTCCTTCTGGAAACTCCAGAACCGTGCCGTCGAAGAGTTCGACCTCAATCATGGGATGGGGTCTCCGTTTTCATCAAATTTCAAGCGGCCACCAGTAGGCGCGGCTGTCGTAGGCGCAGCAGCCCCGCGACCAAGCGGATTTTCACGCATCCACTTGTTTACGTCCCTTTGGCCGCTTCTGACAAACGCAAGCCACTGATCTGGGCCACGGCCAGTTGAAAAGAACTCGGCCTGCTGGGTCAAGTATCCTGCCAGCTTTTTCTGGGCGGCCTTCTTGGTGCGAAGCCAATCCGCCAGTGCCTTTTCTGTCAGGTTTGTTGGCAAGGCTGTTTGCAAAGCCAAAGCCAGTTCACCCTCAGACAACGCGCCAAATGTGACTGAGCCAATCACGTCAAGGCCTAGCGTATTCTGCATGTTGTTGAGTTCAACGGTCGCATCGCTCCAGCTTGGAAGTCTGCTTGCGATGACGCCCGTGTTCGCGCCTTCTTCCTCAACAAGCTGAATGGCCCGGTCAAGGTTTGCGATGTTGGCGTTGACAAGGCCAATGCGCGAAAACGCATCAATGCCAAGCTGAACAGCTTTGGCTCCCATTTCAGTTTCAGCAGCCGCTATACGGCCAAGATCAGCTTGAGCGGTGAGCTTGGCCGCTTCAGCCGCGCCAGCCCTCCCGCCGGCCATTGCGGCCTCGCCTTCTCTTGCCTCATCAAGCAACTTTTTGGCAGCGTCGCCTGTGACAATCTCGTTGGATCGCGCGTCTTTGATCTGGACCTTGCCGTCTTTGAGCGTGGTTACAACAGCAATGCCGCCGATGTAATCCGTTGACTGAACGTCGGCATTTTCGGGTTGCCCCTGCTTCGCAAGATCCAACAGCCCCTTCAACTGTTCATCATTGATGTAGTCAGCGTGACGCAACAGGGTTGCCTGGGCCGTGGCAAAATTGATCGGGTTGGCCTTCAGGGTAGCAAGTTCTGCCTCCAGAGCCTGCGCTTCCTGCATCGCTTCCGGCGTGCCAGCATTTTTAGCCGCGTCGATGCGCTCCTGATAAAGAGCCTCTGCGGCAGCCGCGTTGCCAGTGAGCGCAAGCGTCACAGACTTGACGCCAAAGTCCTTCAGCGGCTTTTGACGCTCTTGTTCCATAGACGTGAAAACATTGGTCACATCGTCAAGGGTTTCCGAGTAGTTAAGGCGAAACTGATTGATCGCGTCTGTCGTTAGGTTGCCGCCCTCGGCCAATGCAACGAGGCCACCCAAGTCAGCCTGCATCTTTTCTGCACGCGCACGCTGCGCATCGGCGGCAGCACGGCGTTCTTGCTCCGCTGTGACCGCACGGGCTTCCTGCGCTGCACGCATTCCCATCAGTTGCTGCGTTTCATCCCGCGCCAAACGCGCAGTCAAAACGTCTTCGCCCAGCTTCAGGCCCTCGGTGAACCGCTGCATGGGGCTTAGGACGTTCAGAGTATAATCAATTGGCTGGACCATCAGAACGGTCTCCCCATCGGGCGAATTGAGGTTGTAGGCGCAAGCGAGGTGCCGCCGCCGAATGGATTAGGGATTGCCCCAGACTGGATCTGGCCAAGATACTGGCCAACATCGCCAAACAGGTTTCCGAAGGCATTACCTCTGGCCAGGGCTGCACCGCCCTGAGCCTGGCCGATATTGCCATATAGGTTTCCGACATTGGCAGCCATGCTTGACCCAGCAGTTCCAACATTGCCGGCAGCGTTTTGCCCTGCCGTCGCCAGCCCACCAAGACGGTTATACTGCTGTTCAATCAGGCCAGACAGGATCTGCGGGCGGAACTGCGCCAGAGCCGATTGGATGTTGCCACCGCGCAGCCCGCCAGTGGCAGCCGCGCCCTGCATGATGGCGCTTTCACCTTGTTGGACCAGAGACTGAAACTCAGGACTCTGCTCCAATGCACTGATAGCCGTGCGCTGTGCGTCTGCCCCGCCAATGCCAAGAAGCGCAGCCTGCCGAGAAAGCGCGGTCGTGCCGGTTTCGACAAACGGTTTCATAAGAGCCTGGATGGCATCAAACTGGCGGCGCTGTTCAGCAATAGCTTTATCTGCGCCCTGCGTCGTGGCGCTGGCAGCCTTCTTGGCTGCGCTTGACTGTATCGCTGCACTGCCGAGAGAACTTGCGGCCATAAGGCCTGTTACTGGATCAGGCATTGCCGAACTCCTTTAGATATTCGCCAAGCGTCTCGCCATACATCTGCATGACCACATGCGAAAAAGCGGTGGCGACCTCGACACCATGACAAAGCTGAACCGTCAGCAGGACCAGATCGTAATAGCCAGCCCGCCAGACGTAGGATCTCGCGTCAGCCTGCCCCATCCGCTCGGCCTTGTCCGATGCCTGCCACTTCAGAATGGCGACGGACAGCACAGGCAACAGCGCGGCCTTCTTGGCCTCAAAGAACGGGTTGGCGTGCAGCCCGACCAGCGTGATCCAAATCACCTTGTCCAGATCCGCACGCTCCACCGTGTCGCCATCGGCTACATCGTCAAAAAGCTGGATGCACGACCAAACGTCCATGAGAAACTGCGTTGCCTCTGCGGGCAGCGCAAGCGTCTCAGAGAAATGTTCGATTAGTGCTTTATCCAACTCGCAGCCCTCGGTGCGGTGTGGCTGCTGGATGCCGTTGGTCTCAGCGTCGGCAGTATCGCGCAAATCCTTCATTTTGCCAAGCCCTCAATCATCCCACGCCTGACAGGCGCGCAGGGCGGAACAGACAAACTCGAACTTCTTGCAGTATCCGCGACCACCGCCAGAGGCGTCATAGTCCGTCACCGGGATGCTTTCCATCATGGCCTGCATCATCGGATCAACGCAGAAGTATTCGCAGTTGAGGCACATGCGACGGCGGGCTTCCTTCTCGTTCATGTCCCAAGCCTTTGCCAGCCCAGCCCAGAACGGCTTGTTCGCCTTGGGATCAAGCGACGGGTCTGCCGGGCCGAACTGCCAGCTATCAATCGCCACCTGCTTGTTCTTCTTGTTGTCGGCTGCGCTGGCGATCTTCATCTTCGGCAGGCCGTATTCCATTTCTTCATAGTCCATTAGGAGATCTCCCGACCTGAGCAACGAATTGTGAGCGACGTGGCGGCACTGGCCAGCGTCGAGACAAAGCCACCAGCCTCAAGCACCTGACCGACCAACTCAGGGCAGGTGTAGGTCTCGTCAGGCGCGATGGCGCGGGCGTCCAGGATCAAGTTGCTGGCCCCGGCTGTTCCCAGAACCGTCACAAGGTTGACCGACAGCGTGACGTTGTTGGCGCTGGTGTTCGTGACGGTGAACTTGTCGATGATAGCCTTGACCGCCGTGGCGGTGTATTGCGCGGTCTGCACAGCCTCGGCCTGCTTGGCCGGGATCAGAACCTTTGGTGTCACTGCCATGTCGGCCTCCTTATTGCTGAACCTGCGTCACCGCCATCAATCCGGCGGGCGCGGCTGGGTAATCATTCGGCGCTGTGCCACCGGCTGCCACGGTAGACAGAGACACGTTTGTGCTGTCAGACATCCACCACAACTCGATATATTCGCCGGCATCTAGGCTGAAAAACTCGGCCATTGATAGGGGCGAGTATCCGTTGTTGATGTCCAGCGTGATGAGGCGCATGGAGTTCGACACATTGGTGCCGTTCTTTTTATACCAAAAGCGCACGGTCTTGGCACTGCTGCTTCCGCTCGAAATCTGCAACGTCAGATCGAACTGATACAGGCCAGAGTCAACGACTGTAAGCTGGGTGCCAGAAACGATGCTGATGCCGTTGGAAATGTCCGCGTTGTCCCACGTCACAGCATAAGCCGTGTTTGTCGCCGCTGGAGATACTGTAGTCGTCTTTGAAAACTCGCCATAATATTGCTGCTGTTCTATGGTCGGACGCACGAATATTTCGCCGTTGACCGCGTCCGATGCCAGAACAGCCGCGACCGGGATCACGTTGTCGGGCGCGGTCGGCTTGGTCGCAGTAAGGCCGCCCGCCACTGTCGGGCTGGCATAGAGAATATCGCCGACCGAGAACGCGCTGGTGTCCATGCCGCGCACATGGCCCCAAACGGTGCAATAGCCGACCTCGCCGCTGTCGGGCAGATCATGCGTCAGAACGCCAAGGATGTAGAGCGACGACAGAGACCCGTCTGCCAGATATGGCGTGACCGAGATCACGTTGTTCGCGCCGACGCCGGCGAACCCGACTACCGTGCCGTTAGGGATCATGACGCCCGTCATGTTCTCGACGCGGGCATAATACTCCAGGCCGATCTGCTGGACCACGCCATATTCCATGCCGAGATCCGCAGTCTGATCCGCGTCGTTCCACGCCAGCCGACCGATCCGGCTCACATGCGGCGCGGCCCGGTTCAGATCCAGATAATCCGTGCGCAGCGAATTTTGCGCGTCAGACGTTGGCCCTTTGGCGATCAGATCTGCCAGCCTCTCAGCCGCCGTCGCGCTGGCCAAAGCCACCTCGGCTTTATTGTCAGCCGATCCTGTGGCGTAGCTGTTGTCGAGGATCAACTGCGTCAGCGCCGCTATCTCATCAGGCGTCAACTGCCCAGCGACCTTGAACAGCCGCTCGATGGCGCGGATGGCGTCAGGGTCATTGCCGACAAAGGCGGCGATCTGGTTGCGGTTCAGCGGGGTCGGATCTGCCATCAGAACGCCAGCGGTTCGACCCGCGCCTCCAGCCGTGCCATCGCAAGCTGCGCCTCGCTGGTGCCACGGAACTTCTGCAAACGCCAGTTGCGCATGGAACCCTGCTGAAGCCAGACCACCCGCTTGTTGTATTCGCCCAGCTTGCCCACGCGCGCCGGCTTCTCGACGCTGTATGTCAGCCCATCAAGCGAATACGATGTCCACACTGTCGGATCGGCTCCAGGCTGAACGCGGCCCGTCAGGCTGACAAGTTCCATCTCATGGAAGATCGCCCCGCGCCCTTCGTTGTAAACGATAGCCGTGCCGAACTCCCAGCCAATTGTCTCGCCCCAGTGCGTGGCAATGCTCTTGTCCAGATAGCCCACGTCGGTGTCAGCGGGCTTGCAGACGTTCCAGCGATCATAGGCCCAGACAGCATCGCACACAGCCCACCGACCGAGACCGACCAGCGACGTGCGCAGGAAGAACCAGACAGGCTGCCCGACAGCCTGAGATCCTGCTGCATCAAACACGATGGTCTGGTCAGGCAGGTGGATGTCGAGGAACTGGTGCGCGCCCTCGGTGCGCTCCTGCATGAACGAGGTGGAAAGCTGGGCTTCGGTGTATCCGGCCAGGATCTCCTCAATCTCGCGCGTGGCGATCTTCGACACCGTGCCGTTGGCCCCGATGTAGATCGAGATGTTCTCGTTGGTGCCGCTGCCCATGAAGGCGATGTTCTCGCCAAAGACGCAGCAGGTGTGCGTGCCAAGCGTTCCCTTTTGCATCTGGGCGCCAGGGATGCGCTGGAACGGGAAGCCCGCCGTGCCGGTGTTGTCGAACACCTCGATGGTGTGGCGGTTCAGCGCGTAGATCTCGTTGCGCAGCTTCAGCAGTGCCTTCACCGGGTCAGGGTCAGCTTCGGATGATCCATACTTCAGCGGATCGACGGCAAAGGGGTTGTTCAATTCGGTGATGACGAGAAACTCGCCGTCAGTGGTCATGAAGTAGCCATCGACCCAGACTACCGTCAGAGCCGTGCCGAGATCCGGGTCAGTCACCTGCGCCAGCGTTGTGCCGTCGTAGAGATAGAGCCGCCCGCCCGACGTGACCGCCAGATAGTCAAAGCTGTAGGTGAACGTCACACGCCCACCGCTGCCCACGTCGCCGATCACTGTGACCGTGCCGTTCTGCGCAACAGTCACCAGCTTGGTTCCCATCACGCGGTACAGCACGCCGTTCCAATTCAGGCCGCCACGGTTCGAGCCTGGCCCGTCACCTGTTTTGACGATGCCCTCTGCCGGGCGAAGATAGCCCTCCGAGATGCCCGTGGATTTCGGCACAGGCACAAGGTTGACAGGATAGCCCGTCCGAAAGTCGGGCGTGCTGTCCGTGAATATCCCGCTCAGCAGAGGAATTTGCATTAGCCCACCCGGTACCAGGCGTTGGTTGCCGCATCGAAGCGCATGGTGAAGAAGGCGTTTGCCGCAGCCAAAGTGGTCGGTGCGCCGGTGACTGTGGTGCCGCCAGCCGAGACAGTCAGCGCGGTGACGATCTGCGTGCAGTTGACGCTCACCTCGTCCTTGTCCACAGGGGCCGATGGCAGCACAATGGTGCCAGCCGCGAAGGTCGCCGTGGGCGTCAGCAGCAGCCAGGTGTCGCCCAGAGCGACAGTGACCGAAAACCCTGTGGCGCTCGGTGCCGCGTACTGCGTTGTCAGCGATCCCGGCAGCGTCAGGTTGGCCTGCATGAACGACAGCAGCAGGCTCATCGAGGCCTTGCGCGTGTCGCCGTTATTCGTGGACCAGACGGCGAGGAGATCGCCAAGCTGGATCGTGTCGAGCGAAGAAAGCTGGTTGATGTTGGTCATCGCGTCATTCCCATGTCAATGCGCTGTCCGGGCCAACCGTCAGCGGGTCAATCGGTTGACGCAGGAACGCGTCGTTGTAATAGCGCCAGCCCTTGTTGCCCTGGCCGCTCGGGATCGTCATATCGCCAAGCTGCATTTCAACCGGGAAGGTCGAGCGAGACAGAAGCGCCTTATAGGCAAGCTGCGCGTTGGCCTTCGTGTCGGGCGATACGGTCTTGCCGTATCCGGGCGCGATGCGAACCGCCAGATTGAGGTGCATGGCTTCAAGCGCGTCATCGGGAACGCCGATGTCTTGGTTCAGATCGCTGGCAGCCGTCGAGGACGGCAGAGGATAGCGCAGGCGGATGCCCTTGCCGTTCCATGTTGCCATCATCGCGTCTAGGCGCTGCAACGCGCCCTCAAGCTGCTGCGGGGCCAGATCGTAGACATAGGCCGCAAGGCCGATCTCCTCGAATGCCCGGTTCACGATGTCGCGCTTGGTGTATGCCATCACTCAACCTCAGATTTGCGAGTGCGGCCACGCTTCGGCTTGGCCTCGGCCTCGGGTTCAGGATCTTGCGAAGCACCGCTGGCGGCTGCGATAGCCTCGCGCACGGTGTAGTGCCAGCCCGCCTTGATGGTGGCTTCAATCTCGTCATCGTCCACGATGCACAGATCAAACGTCTCGCTTGCGCTGCGCTTGAACTTGCCGGGCGACTTGTAAAGCATGGTGGTCATTTTTTCTTGCCTTTTGGTGCCTTCGACGGCTTGCCTGCTTTCATGGCGGCGGTGCGCGCGGTGTTCAGCGCAATGGCAATGGCCTGCTTGCGCGGCTTGCCCGATTTCTCTTCCATCGCGATGTTCTTGCCGATGGATTTGCGGCTGTAACCTTTTGTCAGCGGCATGGTGCTATCCCATTGTCAAAGGTGAAAGGGGGCGAGTTTCCCCGCCCCCGATGCTATCAGATCAGGGAACCTGATTGAACAGCATGATGCCCGACATTTCAGGCTGTTTGTTCACAACACCGAAGAAGGTATCCATACGATACTTCGTGATGGCGGTGTTGATGTCGTAGAACTTCTGCATCACCAGTTCGATGCCCTGATCGGTGGTGCCACGCATCACGTCAACGCCAGCGTTGGTCGGGATTGCGTAACGGCCCGGCAGGATTTCCAGAGCGTCTTTCTGCCAGAACACGTTGATGTCGGCAGCGTCCACGTTCAGGATGGTGACGGTCGAACCGTTGGCCGGGGTGGCCGAGACGTTCTTGTATTGCAGTTCAGCATCGGTGCCGCCCTGAGCCGAGATGATCGG